CTAATATCGCTTACTGCTTTGCAGAAAAAAAAGGCTATTCAAAAATGGGTTCCTACACAGGAAACGGAAATGCTGATGGAACATTTGTTTATACAGGATTCAGACCAGGTTGGATAATGATGAAAAGAACTAATGGTACACCTAATTGGATGTTATATGATAGTAAAAGAGAAGGTTATAATCAAGAAAACGCATATTTGGAACCTAATACTACTCAAGAAGAATATTTAACTGTAGACATAGATATTTTGTCGAATGGTTTTAAGATAAGAGATGCAGCGACATCTGTAAATGGAACTCCTGACCCTTATCTCTATGCAGCCTTTGCAGAATTTCCAATCGTATCATCGAATGATGTACCTGGCGTAGCGAGGTAGGCAACTACCATGCTAGGTCTTAATGCTTTTTCTGAACACGCTTTTGCTTCAATAGGTCAAGGGTTTTATGTTCTCGTAACCGGGAACAAAATTGCCGTTACCAATAATGGCGCGGGAGTTGTTGTAACAGGAGGAGCTGTCGCTGCGGTTACAGGTGAGAAGATTAAGGTCAGCCAAAATGCTGCAGGGATTAATATTATCATTGGCACGGATGTTCTGGTTACAGGCAACCTCGTCACTGTCGCTCAAAACGCAGCCGGCATTACCTTTAGTATCAACGGATCTGTTGATTTAACAGGGGCTAAAATCGTCGTTAGTAATAATGGCGCAGGCGTTGTAATTAAAATTCCAAAAATAGTAGAGGTTACTGGAAGTTTAATTAAAGTTAAACAAAATGCAGCTGGAGTTACTTTCTCAATTGACGGATCCGTTATTCCAACTGGCTCTAAGATCACACTTTACACTGGCGCTGAAAAGGTTAATGTGTTAACTTGGATACCTATCGATCCAGACGCGGCTCAAACTTGGGTAGAGATAGATCCTTTATAGGAGAATTATGGCATCAACATATACAACAAATTTACAATTAGAAAAAGTAACCACAGGTGAAAAAGCTGGGTTATGGGGAACGATTACTAATACTAATCTAGAAATTTTAGAACAAGCAGCTAGTGGTTATGTGTCCATTGACGTGGCTGCAGCGGACGTGACTCTAGTCTTAAATGATGGAGCTACAGGAACAGGGAAGAATTTATTTTATGTTTTAACAGGAACCCTAACAGGTAATCGTCAATTGATTATGCCTGTGACAGCTGAACGAATTTATATTGTTAAAGACTCAACGGTACGTACTGCTACTAATTATACACTAACCGTTAAAACGGCAGGAGGCACAGACTATGTTGTGCCTGTTGCTTCAACAGCTTTACTTTATTCTGATGGCACGAATACTTCTTTAGGGATGTTAGACAAAGGGTATGTCACACACACCGCTGCTTATACGGCAGTGAACAACGATCAAATTTTCTGTGATACCTCGGCTGCCCCTATTAATATTACTTTACCAGCAGGCCCAGCAGTAGGATCTGAAGTAACGATTATTGACAGCAAGAATTTCTTTGCTTCAAATAATTTAATTATTATTTCCGCTTCGGAAAAAATTAATAGTTCAACGGGTAATTTAACCTTAAGCACCAATGGTCAAGCTATTACGTTGGTATATGCCAATGCGACTGTAGGTTGGATATACAAAACGAATAGTGCATCATAGGAGCTAATCATATGGCTCTTGTAGAATTCAAACTACTTCCAGGAATCGATAAACAACAGACCCAAGTCGGCGCGGATAAACGCTGGGTAAATTGTGATAATGTTAGATTTCGATATGGCTTACCTGAAAAGGTAGGAGGATGGTCTTCTTTATTAACGGATACCATTGTGGGTGTTGCCAGAGCGCAATACTCTTTTGTTGATTTAGAAGGTAATCGATACGTGGCTATCGGAACAGATAAGTTTTTACTTATTTATTTTGAAGGTCAACTTTACGATATCACTCCTTTAGGTAATACTATCTCTGCGCTTACTTTTACTTTTAATGGTACGACAACGATTACCATGACGAGTAGTGGAGTTCATGGCTTCCTTGTGGGAGATATTATTTTATTTGATAGTGTTACTTTACCAGTGGGTACAGGCTTAAGTGCATCTGATTTTGAAGATAAATTATTTCAAGTCATCAGTGTTCCAACTTCAACAACTTTTACGATTACTTTTACAGCCTCTGGATCCACAGCAGGACCAGGAGGAAGTGTAGATTGCAAACCCTATGTTCCCGTAGGCCCTGCAGCTCAAACCTATGGTTATGGTTTTGGTGTGGGACAGTTTGGTGGAACGGTTGCTGGAGCTCAAGCAACAACTTTAAATGGAGCTCTATTAGCTGATACCGCTGGAACAGGAGGACTGGGAACTTCTATTACTTTAACTTCAGCAACGGATTTTGCTACACCAGCTGGAACGATTGCTGTAGGAAATGAACTTATTACTTACACAGGTGTTTCAACCAATGACTTAACAGGCTGTACGAGAGGAGCCAAAGGAACTGCTGTTTCAGGAACAACAGGAAGTGCTCATCTTACGGGAGCTACCGTTACCGATGCGACTCTCTATACAGGATGGGGATCAGCTGTTGCTGCTTCAACCGTGAGCCTTGAACCAGGACTCTGGTCTCTTGATAATTTTGGTGATGTTTTATTAGCCAATGTTGCTAACGGAAAAATTTATAGTTGGGACTCGAGCATTGCAGCACGGTTCACGACACGAGCTTCAACGACAACCCCAGATTATTTAACGAGTTCGGCTCCTACAGCCAATCGTTCGATGATGATGTCTCCTGTTACACGACACTTAGTTTTATTCGGAACCGAAACCACGATTGGTGTAACCACAAGTCAAGATGATATGTTTATACGGTTCTCGGACCAAGAAACAATTAATACGTTTGCACCAACCGCGATCAACAGTGCAGGTAGTCAACGATTACAAGATGGCACAAGAATTATGGGGTCTATTAAAGCTAAAGATAATATTTTAGTATGGACCGACACTGCTTTATATACCATGAAGCATGTGGGTTCACCTTTTACATTTGGATTTGAACAAGTCGGAACTAACTGTGGATTGATTGGACAGAACGCTGTAGTAGAAATTGATGGTGTGGCTTATTGGATGAGCCCTAAAGGATTCTTCCTCTACGATGGTACTGTTAAATCTTTAACGTGTACAATTGAAGATTATGTTTATGATGACGTTGATACCACGAAAGGTCAACAAGTTTGTGCAGCGATTAACAATCTCTTCACTGAAGTCGTATGGTATTACCCAACCTCAGGAGCAGATTATAATGATCGTTATGCGGTTTATAATTATGGCGAATCAGCAGGAGGAAAAATTCCAGGAGGGGTTTGGTACCCAGGTACTGAGGCAAGAACTTCATGGATGCCAGCTAAAATTTACCCTAATCCTTTCTCTACTAAATTTGATTCCACAGCAACAGGAACGTTTCCTAGTGTGATTGGTGAAACAGGTTTAGGTCAAACAGTTTATTACGAACAAGAAGTAGGAAACAATCAAATTAATCCTAATGGTTCTTCAACAGCGATCGCAGCTGAACTAGAATCGTTTGATTTAGATTTAGAAATGCAAGGAGCAGGGCAATATTATTTATCTATAAGTAGATTTATGCCTGACTTTAAAGTTTTAACAGGGAATGCCGTTGTTACCTTAACCGTCAAACGTTTCCCTTCTAGCGCTGGAACCACGAGTCCTTACAGTCCATTCACTGTAACGTCTGCATCTACTCAATTTAATACTAGAGCTCGAGGAAGATTTGCTAGTGTTAAGATAGCTAATAGTGCGGTTGATGAAACATGGAGGTTTGGTACATTGAGATTAGATATTAAACCGGATGGGATGAGATAATGGCCAAGATATTAGTTAAAGTTCCTGAACCTAAAACTGAATATGATTTTTCTAATCAGAAACAAATTTCAAGAGCGATCAGTGCGATTGTAGAACAATTGAACTCAACATTTTTACAACAACAAAAAGAGGACCAAGAACGATTCACTTGGTATCTATCGTAATGGCTAATACCTATAAAATTATCCCTAAATTAGTTAGTTCTCTAGCCGCGAACCAACAAGTGTATACGGTACCCGCAGCAACGACTGCTATTATCCGTTCTATTTCAGTCTATAATACCGACTCTAGTCCTATGGACGTGACTTTATCTATCCTAGATGATAGTACTTCCACTACGTTTAACTATGATTATAAAGCAGGCTTAGCCGCCACCACTAAATTTGAATTTTTAAATTCTGATAATTCTATTCTTTTAGTTTTAGAAGAATCTGATAGACTCCAGGTTACATGCAGCACAGCCGCGGGTTTAAACTTAATCGTGTCTGCACTGGAGATAAGTAGATCATAATGTCGTTTAAAGAAAAAGGATTGGTCACATTTAAAACTGTTGATGGGAAACAACATGAGCAGGCGGATAGTGAAACCATCATTACATTAACCAACAAGGTAACAGGACAAGAGTATGACTCAGACGCTGAAGGCGATGCTGATGTTAACGATCCTGCTACTGAAACCAAAAGGGAGCATTTAAAACGAGATGTTTTAATCAAGATTAAGCGCTTCCCTAGTATTTTATCAAAGTCAGGTGACGTGTAATCACTTGTAAAGGACGTGGTTTTTGTGTAAAGGTATAAACTCAGGTGAAATCCCTGCCTTTAA